TATTGCGAACGTGGTATCTTCTGGCGTGTCTGGTGGACTTTCTGGTGGTCTTGGTGGCGCGGTGTTAGGTGCGACGGGTAGCGCAATATCACAAGCCCCGTCCGTAGCGTCTAACGTTATGGGTATGAAACCCGATATTAAGTCGGGCGGTGGTGTTGGTTCTTCTGGTGGTATCTTGGGAGTACAAAAACCCTTCCTTATTATAGAACGACCAAAACAAAGCGTGCCAGCATTTCAAAATGGTTTTAGTGGTTACCCTTGCAATATGACAAAGAAGTTAAAAGACTTAAAGGGATATACAGAAGTTGAACGAATTGTACTTGAAAACATACCGTTGACCGAAGACGAACGAAATGAACTTATTCAAATTTTAGAAAGTGGGGTGTATTTATGAGTTTTAACATCACGTTATATCAAAACAAGTCAAGAAAAAATCAACGCGAAAAAGATTTAGAAGAAATCGAAACATTGACGGGAACACTACGCGCGGAATGTTCGATTGTAGACCCCATTATAAGAATCGAAACTTCTACCAACCTTCGCAAATGTAATTATTTAAGAATTCCGAATTTTGGAAGATATTATTTTGTCAATGATATTATTCACGTTCGAAATAACATATATGAAATACACGCGCATTGTGACGTTTTAACTTCAAGCGGTAGCGCATTACTAAATTGTTTAGGCGTGATAAGACGTCAAGAAAACGAATGGAATTTGTATCTTGACGACGGTGCTTTTAAAGTTTATTCGAATCCAAATGTTATTCAAAAAGCGTTTCCGTCTGGTTTTAGTACTTCGAATTTAACTTACATTTTAGCGGTTGCTGGTTCATAAAAGAAAGTGAGGAAATAAGAAAATGGAAGAATTCACCAATTTAGTTAGCACACTTGGATTTCCTATTGCGGTCGCAATTTTTGCCCTTTGGAATTCCAGACAACACGAAAAATACTTACAAGACGTTTTAGAAACTACACTAAAAGAAAACACAAGGGCGATTGAAAGTTTGAGCGACACGCTCGACAAAGTGTTTTTATTTATGAAGGGAAGTGACGAAAAATGAAAATTTCCGAAAAAGGTTTAGAACTTATTAAGTCATTTGAAGGTTGCAAGTTGACCGCCTACAAAGACCCGTCGGGTGTTCTCACTATTGGTTATGGTCACACAAAAGGCGTTAAGTCTACGGACAAAATCACCCAGACAAAAGCGGACGAATTTTTGAAGGAAGACGTTGTAACTTCCGAAAAGGCGGTAAACAATTTGTCAAAGTGGTACAAGTTCAATCAAAACGAGTTTGACGCGCTTGTTTCCTTCACTTTTAATTGTGGTTCTGGTAACCTATTAAAACTTGTCAAGAATGGCAAACGCAACAAGGGACAAATTGCGGACGCTATCTTATTATATAACAAGTCTGGTGGTCAAGTGTTAAGCGGTTTAAACAAACGACGCAAAGCGGAACGAAAATTATTTTGCACCGCGCCAACTACCGCAACCGTAACAACTACCCAGACAACCCAGAAGAAAACCACGGAAGAAGTAGCCCGTGAAGTAATTAAAGGGTTGTGGGGAAACGGTCAAGAACGCAAAGACAAATTACGCGCTAGTGGTTACAACCCCTCTACTATCCAGAAAAAAGTCAATGAACTTTTGAAAAAGTAACCACTTTCCGAACGGTCGGAAAATGTTTCACTTGAAACACTCCGACCGTTTTATTTTACAAATCACAAATGTTTTTGTATTTACACCACGCGCAAACGTGCGGACATTCTTTCTTTATCCATTTACGGAACAGTTTAAAAAGTAATCTTTTCATATTATCACCCTTTAATTGCACCATTTCAAATAGTTGTTCATAATCTCCCCGACTTCATTATTTTGGTAGAAGACTTTATCACGTTTAAAACATTCTAAAATCTTTTGTGTGCGTCGGTCAATCGGGTTAGTTATTCGGGTGTACCTATTCCGTAATGGTGAAATCTCTGGGGAAAAGATAACGTCTTTGTCTGGGTGTTTCCACTCACTCGTTTTTTGGTGTATATATGTTATCATAGCGTCAACCCGTTTTCCGTCTTCATCTTCTCCACCCCGTATAATTTCACATTGTAACTTCTCCCCGTCGAATTCCACAAAGTAAGTGTAAATAATATCTTCCGACTTATAACGATAGGGCAAGTGTGGATATATATCAATCTCCCAATCCCCGTGTGTAATCATTTGCAATTTAGGGTTGTTAAATGCAAATAGGACATTTCCTTTACCCGTTGCGCCCGTTGTAGGACTTGTATATTCCACCGCGACCTTTAACCCACTATCACCGTAGCGGTACACGTCGATTGTGCCTTGTTCCATTGTCTTGACGTTCTTCAATCCCATTTCCGAAAAATATGGACAATATTTGTTTACGGTGTTTCCTAACATATATATTTCTACGTCCGTCCTTAATCTGGCAATAGTAGAAAGACAGTTCATAAACAAAATGAATTCGTCGGGGAGATAATATCCACGGGAAAGAAACTCATCAAATACAATCATTCTGACACGGGGGTATGACGTAGACTTGTCGTGTTCCATTCCAGATAATACGAACCCATAACAAAAAGGCTTTTCGTCTTTAATCATTTGTCGGTGTCCTTTGTCGTCTTCTTCCCATCTACAAAAATACCAACGTCGCCCAGAGTAAAACACGTCCGTCCATACACCTTTAGAGTATTTCTCTATCAATCCATTTTCGACGTGGTTGTTGAATAGGGTTGTCGCGTTCTTTCCCTTCATATCTACGTCATTTCTTCGGATATACGCCAACTCACAACCGTCTTTAAAGTAACGTTTTATTGCACGTTCTAACACCGCGTACGTCTTACCGTTGGAACGCTTACCGAAAATCACTTTGTATTGTGTGTTCTTCTTCAATATTTTATCTAGGGAATAATATTCTATTTTTTGCTTTTCCATCTATAACACCTTCTTTCTTATTCCGAACAAAAATTTGATATAGTCTTCGGATAATGATAATGTATATTTTCCGTTTCGAATGTGGACGCTAGATAATTCGTGATAGTGTCCTACATTACCCAGATAGTCAATAACGTCGCCTTCTGTTTCTTCGTCGATATACGTTGACACGGTACGACCCGAATAGTCTTCTGGAATTTCAAGACTAGATATGTGAAACTCGTCATCTGTAAACGCGTCGAATATTTTATCGCGCCCGAACTTGTCTAGCATATATGGAATAGCCTTCTTTTTGTTCAATCCAGCAACGGTCAAAGAGATTTCACCGTTTTCTTTTTCCGTCATATATCGTTTTGCACCTAGTGTCTTAAAGCGTGTATAAAATCCGTCGAAATCCCAAACACCCAGAATTTTCTCTTTTCCTTCTACCGTCTTCGGCGCTACCATATCCCACGGGATTTTATGATATTCACAAACACGGTGCAAGTGTTCAACAACTCCCTTGTTGTAGTTCTCAAAATATTCTTGGTGGTCTTCAAAATTCAATAGTTTCACACTATCGGTGTCACTATAAACATAGTCAGAACCGCATTCTAGAATACCCGACCATAGATTACGACGGGCGTAGGCGGTGACAAATACCCCGACCACCCACGGTAGAAAACGGGAAGGATTGTTGTTATACTTTGCAATACCTTTTTCATATGAAGTCTTTTCACTTATCCATTCGTCGTTTTCGTATTTGATTGTATTTCTAATTACATTGGTCACAACCATTCCGTACATACTGTTGAGATTTTCCTTGTTGTGTTGGTACTCTTCTTCTTTTTGAGGAATATTCTTGAGCGCGGTCTTTCCTACATAATACGACAACATTTCTTTTATAAAGTCCGTAGGTAAATAAGCCAAATAGTATTTGTATGCTTGCACAATCTTAATACCGCCCAGACACTTGTACGTCCTTAAAATTATATCTAAATCAATCGACGTGACAACGACGTGGATATATTCCGCGGAATTTATACGACCATTGTTCAATGTGTAACCCTTGCAATCTATACAACGTGAATACGATAAGAAATCGTCTTGAATTGTGGTAGATTGTACATTGTACAATTCTAAATCTAGCACCCAACCATACCGGTCTAGTTCCTTCATAACTTCGTCGATTGTAGGATAACACAATATACCTTTAGACCACGGATATTTGAACGTTAAAACATAAGGGTAAGACGACGTGAAATCTTGTGACGTTACGTTTTCCAGAACTTCATCAATATAAAAACTATTTGCGTGGGTATAACCACCCATAAACGCACAACGTAGTAATCTATATTCGTGTTCCGTCATTGTCAACGCCTTCATCTTTTGACGATAACGGATATACTTTCCGTCCGTGTGGTCTGAACCATAACACGCCAACTTACAAGCGTTTCGAACATACCCCGTTTTGGTTAGTGGTATCTTTGTTATATTTCCATCAATTTCCAAACGTTCGGAAATATATGCACACACAATACGCACGTCCATAATATTATAGTCCATCTCGTCGGGGGATATTGGCGTTTTGCTATGTCTTACCTTTGAATAGTCCAAATTTCCAACTAACTTTTCCATCTTGTGACGTTGTAGGTTTTCCGCTAATTTCTCCAGACGATACCCAGATAGTCTATAACTACAACGAAATTCAATTCCGAACTTTGTACGCATATATAGGGGTTCTCTGGTATCTAACGCGAAGACTTTATCCCATTGAAAAAACTTTCGTATGAATTGCATTTCATACGCTAGATTGTGAACCCAGATAATAAGGACACGGTCTTTTTTCAAGTGAAATTTCTTTCGTAGTAATCGAATGAAAAACAACCATTCTTCCCACGTTCGACCTACAACAATAAAATCACTATCACCTAGACACATTTGCCACACATACATACACGCGCGTTCTTCTTTGTCTTCCCCTTCACCTTCATAGAATGACGACGTTTCTATGTCAAACGCAACGGGATAATTGTAATATTCAATTTTATTTTTTCTATATCGCTTTATATCCCTAACGTTAATGTGTATGTCATCTTCACTCTTTAAACAATTGGCTAGGGTATACCGCTGATGGTTTGTTTTCTTCGTCATATATGCCTTGTAACCTCTTTTCAACTTCCTTCAAGATTTTACGGTTTAACCTTCTATTTTCTTCTTTTGTTTCTCCGCGTTGGTTTCTATACTTGTTGAAAACTTCCATAACGGTATCTTTTGCGTGACCATAATATAAAGCGTTGCCTACTTCGGTTTTTCTTGCTTCATCAACTAGATAATAATAATGTAACCATTCATCAACGGATAAATCATCAACGTTTAGACTTGTGTTTTTGGTTGCCTTTTTAGTTTCCTCACGTAGTTTTTTATTCGATTTTCTAGCACCACCAACGGTTGACGTTGGGGCTTTTAAAAATTGACGGTAGCGCTTGAACTCGTTTATTAATTGTTCGTCCGCTAGTTCTCTTAATGGTGTAAAAATTTCTTGTGTTGCGCTTTTGCGTAGTGACTCCACGGACGGGGAATACAATTCACTTTCTACAACTCTTTCGTATCTCTTTCGGGAAGTAGACCGCAACGTTGACACACTTTGACGTAGTTCTTTCGTTGTCAATTTCTCTAGTTGTTTAATGTTCATTTGTAAAATCTGTTCCGTTGTCATTTCCTTCACCCCTTAATCTTAAATAGGCTTGTAATAGTTCCATTGATTGTGTGATACCGTGTTCGAAATTGTAGACCGTCTGGCGTGTTACCCCGATAGACTCCGCAAACGCGGTCATAGATAGCCTTTTGCTACGTCGCAATTCTCTGGCGGTCTTCCCTAGTTCGGGTTGCTTTAGATATTCAAGAGTTATCATTGTTCTCACCTTCTTCCAAAAGTTTCAAAATTTCGTCGGCGAAATCATACATACACAATGTTGTATCGCGTGAAACAATATGAACGTTGTTCGGTTCTGGTTTTTTTGCGTGGGTAAATCCACCTTTGAAAATTTTTTCCAACTCAACTTCGTTGATAATGCGATATGCGAGTATTTCCAACTCACCTTCAATATCTAATTTTAAATCTGGGTCAATTCTTCCGTGTTTGTCACCGTTATTCATATAACTTTGTATTGTTTTTATAGTTCGTAAAATTTCAAAATAATTCATAATTTACCACCTTTTCAAAATTACCCCGTGAGAATATCTCCCACGGGGTCGCGCTCACAATTAGTTTTCCGAACGTTCGGAATTACTCAAAATCATCTAAAGAGTGGTCAACGTATTTTTCATTTGAGGGTTTCCACTTCTGAACCCAAAGGGTGTTGGACTCTACTGTTTTGATTTCTCCCGTTTCGTTGTCCGCAACTTCCATTGTCTTAAATGACATATTAGCGTCTTTCTTATCAAATTCGATATAACAAGGACATTCTTCTAATTTTGGCGCGCCACATTCCTCACGAAAACGAACGCTTGCGGTCAACTCTGAACCGTCTTTCTTTGTCAATTTTGTCACGTACGCGGTGAAGGTCTTTCCTTCCTTTGTCTGTCTTTTCTTTCCAAATACTAATGCTTTCATATAGCACCTCTACTTTCTCCCCCGTATTGCCGTTAGGGTCAGCATATTTTTAATTTATGATAAACGGTATTTCCGTTTATTCCTCATCTAATGTTTGGAAATCTTCCAAAAGGTCTTTGTATAATTCTTCTACTTTCAAAATGAATGTTTCGGGAACTACTCCAGACGGGATAATTGTTCCGTCCTTCAAAAATTGAATATCACCGAATACGGGTACATAGTTGTCGTTTTCGTCTACAACCTCACCGTCTACAACGTCGTTGTCTTCGTCCTCTGGTTCTGGGTTAGTTTCGCTTTTGATGATTTGTTTAATCTGGCGCACGCTCATATCTGGGGTGATTGTTCCTTCGTTGTGTAGTTCCTTCGCGCGTTCAACCCCAACGGGTAGAAGTGCTTGAAGTTGTGATACACCGTAGTCGTTGCCCTTATCGGTCAACACGGTTCTTTCCCCAGACTCCGCGATAAACTCTTTACCGATTTTCAATAGATTGTAGGTTGTTGTCTTCTGAATGTTCAAAACCTTGGACGCATAGTCAATTGTGTCTTCAAATCCGTCGTCAAGATAACACTCTGACGACTCAATTTCGTTAAGTAAAAACGAAATCTTAATGTAGTTCTTGCGGATATTGTCACCGCAATTTTTCAATTTCTTGGTGTAGTCCTTCAACTCCTTGTTGACAAGTTTCTGGGTTGTGATTGTGGTTAATTCTTCCATCTTAAATACCTCTACTTTCTTAATCTATTACATATCACCATACTTGGCGAATGTTACCAATCCGCGAACTGACGAACGATTAATGTTTCCCACTTCAATAATTGACCCCGTTTCGTTGTCGTATACTCTGACACTCCAACCACCGTCATAATCGTCTGACTTATGACAACGTACGTGACAACGTAATGCTGACATAGAACCCCAAGGAATATAAAAGTCTTTGTCTACAAATTGTTCAACGTATTCTCTTAATTTCTTCGCTTGTACTAATGTCATAATAACACCCCTTTCAAATGTAAAGTGTCTTTGTCAATATCTGATTATACATTAACATACTACTACACGTAGGTCAAATACTTTTTACATAATT